TGCCGATAACTAGAGGAATCAAATGTGCTTACTGTGGAGATATGTCTTCACAATCAGATTATCAGATGGAAATACATCTTAAACAACATACAGATGAAATAGATGAAGCGAGGGAATTAAATGGTAAAAGGGATAGTAAGCGAAGAGACAAAACGATTTCTGAATACTGAGGCAAAGACCAAAGAAGGTTATGTATATCCAGACAAGTTCTGGTGTTATGACCCTCTATGTGAAGATGAGACTTGTTGTTGGTGGCACTATATTTTTTATCCTAATGGAGGTCCGGAACGTGACGGCATATTTCATCCATGTTATAAATATGAACAGGAGATTTTAGAACACTTAGAAAAAGGAGAATTAGATTCTGCATATAAAATGATATGTGTCTACAAGGCAACAGGATTAGGTTTGACAGAACTAGTGTTAATGTGGATTCTATTCAAATGTTGTACCGATGATTTCTTCCAGAAAAACGAAGATGTCGTAATCTTTACCGGACCAAACATTGAACTTGCAAAGAAACTTATTGAACGTATGAAACATTTCGCTAGAGGTAGAATTGATTATGAAGACCATGGTATGTATAAGATATCCATAGGAAAAGCAAACATACAAGTATATCCATCAAACAACATCGATGCAGTTAGAGGTATTCCTAGAGTGTCACTAGTATTTGGTGATGAGGCTGCATTTTTTACAGGACTTAAAGATGATTCTCCAATCAGAGTTGTAGGAGAACGTTATAGAGGTAAGTCAGATAGTTATGTTATATGGGTATCTACTGCAGGTGATTTTGCTTCTGGATTCTTTTATGAAATCAAGGAAGAACCTGATGGTAAATGTCAATACAAAAGATTCGAAATGTATGAGGATAGAGGATTAGAGAAAGACCCTGTAACAGGTACATCTATATTCTCAGATGAATTCATTGAAGAAGCACGTAAGTTGCCTAGTTTCCCACAGGAATTCCAAGGTATTTGGGGTGCTAACGTAGGAGATATTTATTCTACAGAAGCGTTAGATGAGATTACAGATATGGATTACGATATAGAATATGAGTTAGGTGACAAAAACAGATTAGGTTTCTGTGACCCGGGATATGGTACATCACAGTTTGGTATTTGTATTACAGAACTTCGACAAAACAAACCTTATGTAATTTATTCTAAATCATATAAACGACAGAGTTCTACCCAGATGGTAGGAGAGATTAACAGATTGTCAGAATTATTTGGAGTTAAGAAATGGGGTTGTGATAGTGCAAACCCAGAGGTAATAAAAGATATGAGAGAGACTTTGAAATTAAATGTAGTTGGGATATCAAATAAAAAGAGTGGACGTAAAATGACTGTAGATGCAGCATATGCAGTACAAAAGAAAAAGGTTAGAATTCATCCCAAATTCTTAAATCTGAAAAAACAGTTAATGACAATTACATTCGGTAAGAACGGACAACCTGCAAAGTCTAGAGATAATCCTTTCGATGAAGGTGATGCCTTCCAAGGTAATCTATATTTAAGAATCAGTGGTTCTGGACATCTTTCGATAAGTTACGAAGATTAAGACTGTCTAGGTGGGCTAATACACTGATATAAGCACCTACGTTAACTCTTAACATCTCAATATCATTCTTTATCATGTTACCTGTATTCTCATCATGTATCATTTCCCGCATAACTGCTTCACTATTCAAATAAGCAGGTATTCTTTGTATCTCAGAAATTCCATAAGATTCATAATGGTCTAATGTTGCAGATTGTTCTACGTGTTTGAAAATCCATTTATTCTCTAACATTTCCATTGTCATTAATGATTGAGGTGTATGTTTTGCTAACAATTTATAATACTCCTGTAATGTTCTCCTACTCTGAATTGTCTATGTGATATAATAAACCTTAACATTTCAATCTTACCCCACAACTCCGCTTCACTTTGAGTATCAAAGAATTCTTCATAATGATAGGTATATCTCTGTTCATACACAGTTTCATATGTTTCGAGTAATTGTTCTAATGATTTTATATCAATAATTTTTTTCCACATCCTGTAAAGCAAAGTGTATTGCAAATATACAACTAGTAGCGGCATGGGCTAGATGTAACAGTCCTGACTCATCTATAGTCTCACCATCTGCCTCAGACATTAAATGTCTTAATGCCGCCTTTACATACCTTTTCCTAGCATCGGGTACTTTCTTCCAATTATCCCAAGCAGGGTACTTTTTAGCACCATACATTAATACTTTAACTACCTCGTCTATTGATTTCTTATCTAGTAATGTGTAATCTAATTTCTCATCATCATATTTTACTCCTTCGGTTGTATCTCTAGTATGATAATTAGATATATTATCATTTAAATCATATTTACTACCTTCATTCATTTTCTATGTACCACCTGTGAGTTTTTAATTTTATAGTGAAATATACAAGGGTCTATATAGTCCTTATGACATACTCTACAATGTATTGCAGGTCTTGGTGTTCCTGTTAATTCCATACTTCTCTATAGTCTATTCCATTAATAAATGTTACTAATGGCACTTATAAACGAATTAGATACTGAAAAATGGATTAAAGGTAATTATACGGCTTCTACAGGTAATGGTATATCAGGCACTATCTATACAGAAGAGAAAATGGTTAATGCCAAGGATATTACAGGTTATACTCTTAAAATAAGACTATATGACCAGAATAATCAAGAGGTATTCAGTGATGATGCTGATATATTAATTGCTGCATCAGGTACATGGGAATACCTACCTGCTTTAGGCAAATTAAACTTTACATTCATAGGAGAGTTAGAGGTTGAACTATTAAAATCAGATAGTACCGAAGAACTTACTGCATATGGTATAAATGGCTCTTCTAAACTAAGAATTCAATAATAATACTTCTATTCAACATTAATCAGTAATAAGTTAACATATTGTTTGATAAAGTAACTGTAGACCGCATTGAGTCAACAGGAAACGCTATTGTGGTAGAAGAAGGTGTTATTTCCGAGGTAAATGCTAACAAATGGGCATCAAATACCAAACCAGAAGTACCTTTTGCTAAAATATTCTATCTAAACGACCACGATTCTAGATTATATCTTGCATCTGATACATATGTTCAATTAATTTTAGGTTCTGGTATGGTTATTACAGGAGATAATCAGAAAGCCATATCAGCCTTAAATAAGTGGATTACTAACAATTTTATTGAAGAAAAACTAGAAGATGGTGCACATTCATATATTATTGTAGGGAATGTTTGTTATGAACTTATTATGAAGGGTAAAAAGGTTGTAGACATCGATGAGATTGATATTACTACTATGGTAGGAGCAGTTAGAGATAAGAAAGGTCATATTTCAAAATATATTCAACACGTTAATGATAAAGACATAGAATTACCTGCTAACAGAATAGCACACCTTAAATTTACTAATCGTAGAAACGAAATATGGGGAAGAGCCCTTGCACAATCCATTGTATCTCCTAAAATAGTAGGTGGCAAAGAAATTGACTCTGCAGTAGAGGAAATGTGGAAAATGGAGAACGCTATGGTTAAAATCTTCCAATCTTACGCATCTCCTATGATGATGATTCAATTTGAAGATGTAGGTGAGGATTTCATTGATGATAAACAGAAAGAATTTAAGAAATTAGGTGCAGGTGCAAAAATCATTACTGATAAGGCATTTAACGCTGAAATATTCGAGGTTAACCCTGCTAGTAAATTCGATAAGTATATTGAGCATTTTGAAACCGCAATTATGGAAGCAGGTACACAATTTGCTACTCAGATATTCACAGCAGGTTTCACAGCAAGAGCATCATCTGAATCTTCATCTGATATGATTAAATTAAAGATTAAACGTATTCAACGTAGATATGGATTACAATTAAAAAAGACTATATTTGATTTGGTCTTAATATCATTAGGATTTAAACCTGAAAACGTTAATTTGAAGGTAGATTTTACATTTGATTCAGAATCAGTATTGACTATCCAAGATGTTATAGGATTATTCGAGAAAGGTGGAATCAGACGTTCAGAATTGAGAACTTACCTAAAAGATAACACTGATTTAACACCAGACCCAACAGATATGGAAGATACTGTGCCTATCACCTCAGTAACACCTACTGACGATATGGATTCAGATAAGAAAGAGGAACCTAAAGAAGAACCTAACGAAAAACCTGCTCAGGAATTAGTATCTCCAGACGATGATGATTTAATCATTCCTAAATCTAAAGGTAAAAAGAAAAAGAAACAAAATAGAACTACCGATATGGATGATAACACTTCCTAATAGGAAAGTCTTTCCTATTTAAACTATGTTACATATTGAAGGCACTCTAGCCATGCCTAGAAAGTCATTAAATGATAATTTCTATTTCGCATCAGAATTAGCCAAAGGTCATGAACAAACTATTAAATTAAGAGCAAATCACGATAAAACAGATACAGGTATTATCGGAGAATCTACATTAACTTGGAATGAGGATGTAGAACAATTATCTTATGCCGCTACCGTTAATCATGCTATGGCAGAAGCAGAAATACAGAAATTACAAGACCAAAATATTCCAGTAAAAGTATCATTAGGTTTATCAGCAACAGGAGAAACAGAATTCTGCCATCCTGAAGGTGGAGATTGTATGAAAGCACCAACAGGTGTCAAGTTTAACGAAATGTCAGTTTTATTCGGTGAAAATCCGGGAATTCCAGAAGTTACATTATCAGTAGTTGAGAAAAAATGTGGAGAAAGAATAGTTGAACTGTTTAGTGAAGACTGTAAGATTACTTCTATTAGTAATGAATCAACGGATAATATATCAATGACAGATAAGACCGAGCAAGAAATCGATGCAGAATTAACTGCAAAAATCGATGCTAAACTTGGTGAAGTTTTAGATGCTAGACTTGCAAAAGTTGATGCAGATAAAGCAGAAGCCGAAAAAGCAAAATTAGAAGCAGAGAAAGCAGAAGCAGACAAAGCAGAAGCAGACAAAGCAGAAAAAGATGCTGAAGCAGAGAAGAAAGCAAAATCTGACAAAGATGAACTTGCTAAGAAAGAGGAACTTGATAAATCAATTAATGATTTAGTCGAAAAAAGAGTTGCTGAATTAACTGAAAAACTAGAAAAAGAATTGGATGAGAAAACCAAACTTTCAGAACATACTGAATCCACTGGAAAAGTATGGGAAGAGGCAGAGGTAGATAAACAAGTCAGTTTGATGGAGAAGGTCTTAAGCGGAGAATCCGTATCAATTAAGATTGATAAAGACGAATTCATTGACAAACATTCAATTTACAAACCATCTATATTCACAGAAGCCGTATCTACATCAGGTACAATTCCGGGAGTAGATGTTGGTCAGCAAATTATTGTAATTCCCGGCGGAATTCTTGTAAAATCCATTAGACCATGGGTTCAAGTAAAGAAAATCGCACAAGGTGAAGATACAGTAAGATTCTATACTATGGACATCCCCGCTTTCGGAACAATCACTGAACACGTTTCAACTGAAATCACCCCTGCAACCCACACATTAACAGGAGTCGATGTAAGTGCAAATACCCCAAGAGGTTTTAGACAAAACGTTCTCAAAACTGAAGTAGA